ACACTATAGTACGCGCAATGACATTTTACTCACTGCCATTTACACCTGAGCGCACGCAAGCCACCGAGGCGCGGTTAGAGGCAATCTATGAAGCCGCGCGCTACGGACTGAAAGGCGACAGCCTCGCTATGGCCGCTGGATTAACCCCGCGCCAATACCGCATATTGGCTGAAGCAGACCCGCTGGTCGAGATGGCTGAGATCAAAGGGCGCACCGACGGCGAATACACCGCGGCCAAGACCATGTACGAAGCGGCGCGCGATGGCGACAGCAAGGCTGCGCTGGAAATACTCAAGCATCAGCATGGCTGGGTAGCCAAGCAGCAGATCGACGTTAACATCGACCAGCAAATCAGCATTACAGGCGCGCTGGAAAAGGCACAGCAGCGCGTCATCGAAGGGACGTACATTGAAGTACCCCAGATAGAGGATAGCACCTACCATGCAGCAACCGATATACAGCGCATCCGAAGAGATGGAATTGATGACGCGGCTGTGGTCGCCGTCGATTAAGGATGATCCGTTAGCTTTCGTACTGCTGACATTCCCGTGGGGCGAGAAAGGTACGCCGCTCGAACATTTCCAAGGACCGCGCAAATGGCAGCGTCAGATACTGGGCGACCTGCGCGACCACATCAAGCAGAACAACGGTAAGCTAGACTATGATACATTCCGTGAGTCGGTGGCTTCTGGACGCGGTATCGGCAAGTCGGCGCTGGTCAGTTGGTTGGTGATCTGGATGCTGTCTACGCGCATCGGTAGTACTACCATCGTGTCGGCAAACTCTGAAGCGCAGCTACGCTCGGTCACATGGGCAGAAATTACCAAGTGGCTGGCGATGTCGCTCAACAGCCACTGGTTCGAGATAGCCGCCACACGCATCATGCCAGCCAAATGGCTGACCGAACTGGTCGAGCGCGACCTCAAGAAAGGTACGCGCTACTGGTCAGTCGAAGGGCGGCTGTGGTCCGAAGAGAACCCTGACGCATACGCAGGGGTCCACAACTTCGACGGTGTGATGCTGATCTTCGACGAAGCCAGCGGTATTCCTGACAGCATCTGGTCGGTTAGCGATGGTTTCTTCACGGAGAACACGCCGCATCGCTTCCATCTGGCCTTTTCCAACCCGCGGCGTAACACCGGCTATTTCTACGAGACGTTTCACAGCAAACGGGCGTTCTGGCGCACACGCACTATCGACGCGCGCGATGTGGAAGGTACAGACAAAAACCTGTACCAGCGCATTATCGACGAATACGGGCCAGACAGCTATCAGGCCAGCGTTGAAGTCTACGGCAACTTCCCATCAGAAGGCGACGATCAGTTCATCGGCAGCAATCTGGTCGATGACGCGATGGCCCGGCCAAAGCACAAAGACGAAACAGCGCCCATAGCTATCGGTGTTGACCCTGCGCGCTTCGGTGCGGACGCCACCGTCATCGCCGTGCGCCAAGGGCGCGACCTGATCGCCATCAAGCGCCACCGCGGTGCTGACACTATGGAAGTGGTCGGACACGTCATCGACGCTATCGAAGAGTATAAGCCCGCGCTGGTCGTCATCGACGAAGGTGGGCTAGGCGCGGGCGTCGTAGACCGGCTGAAAGAGCAGCGGTACAAGATACGCGGCGTGAACTTCGGCAATAAGGCCATGAAGCAACTCATGTACGGCAACAAGCGCGCTGAGATGTGGGGCGCCATGCGCGACTGGCTGAAAACGGCGCACATCCCCAACGATAGGTTCCTGAAAACCGACCTGATCAGCCCTAAAGTAAAGCCTGACAGCAAGGGGACCATCTTCCTCGAAAGCAAGAAGGACATGAAGTCGCGCGGGCTGGCCTCACCGGACGCTGCGGACGCCCTAGCGGTCACATTCGCGTTCCCGATTGCGCATCGTGAAGCACGCGTTGACAAGCGACGCGTTAGCAGCTATTCTCCGCACGGAGTTTCTACTAGCTGGATGGGTTCGTAAGCATGGCGGACAAGAAAAAGTCTGTGTCGCTGTCAGTTGGCCGTGGAGAGAAGCTGCCCGCTGCCAAAGGCGCGGGGCTGACCGCCAAAGGCCGTGCTAAGTACAACGCTGCGACCGGCTCTAAGCTGAAGGCGCCAGCGCCCAACCCGAAGACAAAGGCCGATGCAGGCCGCAAAGCGTCGTTCTGCGCCCGCATGGGTGCTGTAGCAGCCAAGGCTAAGGATGGTACCCGCGCTAAGGCCAGTTTGAAAAGGTGGAAATGCTCATGAAGCCCGGACTATATGCCAACATTCACGCCAAGAAGGCCCGCATCGCGGCTGGATCAGGCGAAAAAATGCGTAAACCCGGTGCTAAAGGCGCACCAACCGCAAAAGCGTTCAAAGAGAGCGCAAAAACCGCTAAAAAACCAGCTAAGAAGGGTAAGTAAATGCCATCAGGTAGAAAAGATATTTACGGTGCGCCAAGCCGCCGTCTTGCCGATCCAAAAGTCATAAAAGCTGAGATGGGAGCGCAAAGAAACGCTGCCGCCGCCGCTCGTCTAGCGGGTCGCAAGCTCGATGCAGACAAACTTTTGGCGCGCGAAGGCACGACGAACCCCGGCGGTGGTCGCCCAGCGACTAAAATGCCTGCTAAACCTGCCTCGCCAAAGGCGAAGCCTGCACAAGTCATTCGCACGACTCAACTGTACAAGCCAACGCCAACAAAGAAGAAATAATCATGCCGCTGTCCAAATCGACAAGCAAAGCCGCGTTCCGCAAGAACATTAAGGCTGAAGTAAACGCTGGAAAGCCTGTGAAACAGGCTGTGGCGATAGCGTACAGCGTCAAGCGTCAAGCCGCTAAAAAGGGCAAGAAATAGCACATGGCCGATCCCACAGGCATCAACACCGCAGGCAAAGTCGCCAACGTAGGCTCTAACCCGCCTAAAACGTCTGGCGACGACAATGACAAGATGGCAACCATGCGGTCGCGTCTGCAAATGGCGCAGGCTGCGTATTCTGACAGCCGTGAAGACGAGTTGGATGACCTGCGGTTTATGGCCGGTAGCCCTGACAACCAGTGGCAGTGGCCTGCTGACGTGCTGGCGACACGCGGAAGCGTGCAAGGGCAGACAATTAACGCACGTCCCTGCTTGACAATTAACAAATTGCCGCAACACGTCCGTCAGGTCACCAACGAACAGCGTCAAAACCGCCCAAGCGGCAAGGTAATACCCGCTGACGACAATGCTGACGTTCAAGTCGCCGAGATTTTCAACGGCGTTGTGCGCCACATCGAGTATATGTCGGACGCTGACGTTGCGTATGACACCGCCTGCGACAACCAAGTCACCTACGGCGAAGGCTACATCCGCCTGCTGACTGAATACTGCAACGAAGAAACTTTCGACCAAGACATCCGCATTGCGCGCGTCCGCAATGCGTTCAGCGTCTATATGGACCCCACAATCCAAGACCCATGCGGCGCTGACGCTGAGTGGTGCTTTGTCACCGAAGACATCCTAATTTCCGACTATGAGCGTATGTTCCCAGACGCAGCGCCTATCTCGACACTCATGTCGCAGGGCGTTGGTAACGAGAGCATGGCGCAGTGGCTGGCCGAAGACACCATCCGGATCGCCGAATACTTCTATAAGTCGTATGAAAAAGCTACGCTGAACCTGTATCCAGACAATCAGACAGCTTTCAAAGGCACACCGCAAGACGCCAATCTGCAAGCCATGTTTGGCAAGCCTATTCGCACCCGCGAAGTAGACCGCCAAAAGGTCATGTGGATGAAAACCAACGGGTTCGACATCCTCGACGAGCGCGAATGGCCCGGCAAGTGGATACCTGTCGTGCGCGTCGTTGGTAACGAATGGGAAGTCGAAGGCAAGCTGTACATCAGCGGCCTTGTGCGTAACGCCAAAGACGCCCAGCGTATGTACAACTACTGGACCAGCCAAGAAGCAGAAATGCTGGCGTTGGCACCGAAAGCACCGTTTATCGGTTACGGCGGTCAGTTTGAAGGCTACGAAATGCAGTGGAAGACTGCCAATACGACCAACTGGCCGTATCTGGAAGTCAATCCAGACGTTACAGACGGCGCTGGAGCCGTTTTGCCGTTGCCACAGCGTGCAGCACCCCCGCTACCCCAAACGGGCCTGATACAGGCTAAAATGGGCGCTGGTGAGGACATTAAGGCCACCACCGGCCAGTATGACGCCAGCCTCGGCCAACAGGGCAACGAACGGTCGGCTAAGGCCATCGTAGCGCGTGAAAAGCAGGGCGATGTCGGCACCTACCACTATGTAGACAACCTTGCGCGCGCCATTCGGCACATCACACGCCAAATTGTAGACCTGATACCAAAGATTTACGACACGCAGCGCATCGCACGCATTATCGGCGTTGACGGTGACGTTGACATGGTTAAGTTCAACCCAACGCAGAAAGAGCCTGTCAAGGAAATTCGTGATGAATTGGGCGGTCTGATCGAAAAGGTCTACAACCCCGGCGTTGGTACTTACGACGTTATGGTCACAACTGGCCCCGGCTACATGACCAAGCGCCAAGAAGCCCTTGACGCCATGAGCCAGATTTTGCAGTCGAACCCGCAGCTTTGGGCTGTTGCAGGCGACCTGTTCATCAAGAACATGGATTGGCCGGGCGCGCAAGAAATGGCAGAGCGGTTTAAGAAAATCCTTGACCCGAAGGTATTGTCGGACGGCGATCAGTCGCCAGAGATGATGGCTGCACAGCAACAGATAGAGGCCATGACGCAGGAACTGAACCGGATGACCGACATCATCCAGAATGTTCAGGACAGCGTCGCGCAGCGCGAAGTAGACATCAAGGAATACAAGGCGCAAGTAGACGCCTACGACGCCGAAACGAAGCGCATTTCGGCTGTTCAGAACAGCATGACGCCAGAGCAAATCCAAGACATCGTCATGGGTACTATTGCTGGCGCGCTCGACACAGGCGACCTGATTGGTGCATCACCCGAAATGCGCGAACAGCCTGAAATGAACGAAGAGATGATGCAGCCCCAGCAGCCACCAATGCCTGAAATGGGCATGGGAGAGATGCCTGAGATGCAACAGATGCCCGAAATGGGCGCCGAAGAAGCTATGGCCCCACCCGAAGAACCCGGCCAATCCCCTGAAGGAATGATGTAATGAGTTGCGCTGATTTTATAGGTACACTGTTTCTTGCGCGCGATGTGGCCCATTCGACGCATCTGAATACGCGTAGCTATGCAAAACATAAGGCTTTGCAAAAATTTTACGAAAACATCATTGATGTGGCGGACAAATTTGCAGAGGCTTATCAGGGAAAATACGGCCTAATCGGCCCTATTTCGCTCATGTCAGCTAAGAAGACCAACAACATTATCGAGTTTCTTGAAGGTCAGGTAGACGAACTTGAGAAAATGCGGTATAAAGTCGTCGATAAGGAGTGTACCCCACTCCAAAACATTATCGACGAGATTTTTGGGTTGTATTATTCAACCTTATACAAGTTAAAATTTTTGGCATAAGGGCTAAATCATGGCTGCATTATACACACAGATTGGCGCAACCGCACAGGTAAAGGTCGGCGCAGGTAAGCTGAAGAGCATTTTTGTGTCTTCAGGCACTCTCCCCACGGTCACTGTCTACGACAGCGCGACGGCTTCGACCAGCGATCCAGTCATCATCGCGCAATTTACTGCTGCGGCGCCCGGCCTGTACGCTCTGACGGGCGACGAAGGTGGCGTGTATTTTAGCAAGGGTCTGTACGTCGTCCTCGGCGGTACATCACCTAAAGTTTCTGTCTTTTACGAGTAAACAAGTCTCGAAAAACCGTACTGGTGCGGCTCATCAGGAACTCTTTAAGGGTTAAACATGGACGATAATGTTCCTATTGAAGCGGATGCCTCCGCGCCAGAACTCGAAGCCACGGCAGCAATCGAGCCTGTAGAAAACACGACGCCGGAAACGCCTGCCGAACAGGAAGCATCTAAGACTTTCTCACAAGAAGAATTAGACGCAATCGTAGGCAAGCGACTTGCGAGAGAACAACGCAAGTGGGAAAGAGAGCAAGCACAAAAGCTCGCGGACGCACAGTCTCGGCAACCGGCACAAGCGCCAACCGATCTGTCTCCTGAGCAATTTGACACTTACGAAGATTATGCCGATGCCTTGGCAGAGCATAAAGCGGAAGTGTTGCTGCAACAGCGGGCAACCGCCAGAGAACAGCAGGCATTGCTTGAACAGTACCATGACCGTGAAGAAACGGCGCGGGATAAATATGACGACTTCGACCAAGTCGCCTATAACCCTAACCTGCCTGTCACGGAATACATGGCACAAAGCATCCAGTCTTCGGACGTTGGCCCTGACCTGCTTTATTGGTTAGGCACCAACCCCAAAGAAGCTGATCGCATCGCCCGCTTGAACCCAATCTTGCAAGCAAAGGAAATCGGAAAAATTGAGGCCGGATTGGTCTCTAATCCGCCGGTTAAAAAAACTTCAACCGCCCCGGCACCGATTGCTCCTGTCACTGCACGTTCTACTGGCTCACCCCAGTACGATACAACCGACCCTCGCTCGACTAAGTCGATGAGTACGTCGGAATGGATCGAAGCAGAGCGGCTACGGCAGATCAAGAAGTTCGAGGCACAACGTAACCGTTAAATAGGGAATACCCCATGTCCAATAGTATTTTAACAATTGATATGATCACGCGGAAGGCTCTCGAAATCCTCGAGAACAACCTCGTGCTTACCCGTAACGTAAACCGCCAGTACGACGACAGCTTTGCTGTTGAAGGTGCCAAGATTGGTTCAACTCTGCGTATCCGTCTTCCAGACCGTGCGCTTGTTACCGACGGTGCAGCCCTTCAGGTACAGGACGACAACGAACAGTTCACAACGCTGACCGTTGCCAGCCAGAAGCACATTGGCGTCAACTTCACGACCGCTGAATTGACCATGCAGCTTGACGACTTCGCAGAGCGCGTTCTCAAGCCTCGTATCTCGCAGCTTGCTTCGAGCATCGACGCTGACGTTGCCAACGCTTACCAAACCATTGGTAACTCGGTCGGCACGCCCGGCACTACGCCTTCTTCGTCGCTGGTTCTGTTGCAAGCGCAGCAGAAGCTGAACGAAAACGCTGCCGTGATGTCGCCACGCTATGCCACTGTCAACCCAGCCGCAAACGCTGGCTTGGTCGAAGGCATGAAGGGCCTCTTCAACCCAACTGACACCATCAGCAAGCAGTTCAAGAACGGTTTGATGGGTACGGGCGTACTTGGTTTCGACGAAATCAATATGTCGCAGTCCATCAAGCAATTCACCACTGGTTCGCGTACTGCAACCGGCGGCACGACTTCGGCTGCTGTCACGTCAGAAGGCGCGACCACCATCGCCATCACTGGCGCAGGTGCGGCTGCTACTGTCAAGGCTGGTGACGTGTTCACTGTGGCTGACTGCTTTGCTGTCAACCCACAGACCCGTGAAAGCACAGGTTCGCTGTTCCAGTTCGTCGCTCTTGCCGACGTAACGCTGAACGGTTCGGGCGCTGGTTCAATCACGGTTGCTCCGATCTACTCGGCTGCACACGCTCTTGCCACTGTCAACACGCTGCCCGGCAACAGCAAGGCTGTAGTGTTCGTTGGCGCGGCTTCTTCGCAATACGCGCAGAACCTCGTATACCACAAGGACGCTATCACCTTCGCAACCGCCGACCTTCTGCTCCCACAAGGTGTAGATATGGCTTCGCGTCAGGTACACAATGGCATCTCGCTCCGCGTTGTTCGTCAGTACGACATCAACAACGACCGTATGCCTTGCCGTATCGACGTTCTGTATGGCTACAGCACGATCCGTCCACAAATGGCTGTCCGGATGTGGGGCTAATTTAATCATGGCCCCCAGTTCGCTGGGGGCCAAACTTTTTAAAGGATTTTTATTATGGCATTACCAAATGGAGCCGGTGGTTATCAAGTCGGCGACGGCAACCTCGGCGAAGTCACGCTGGGCGTATCCGCAATCCCTACTGCGTATACCGCAGGCGCTACACTGACCACTGCCAATCTGGCTGGCGGTCTTATCGTCTACACTTCGAGCAGCACGGCAGACCTCGCGCTTCCTGCTGTTACTGGTGTTGGCGGCGTTAATGCTGACATCAGCAGCGCCAAAGTCAACTCGTCGTTTGAGTTTGCTTTGATTGCTACCAGCACTGGCGTACCTACCATCACGGCAGGCACAGGCTGGACGTTGGTTGGTTCCGGCGCAGGCGTTGCTTCTAAGAGCGTACTGTTCCGTGCCGTTAAAACCAGCGATACAACGTACAACTTGTACCGCGTTGCTGGTTAATAGGTTTGCCCCAGCTTAGGCTGGGGCATCCTTTTCAGGAGAAAATCAATGGCTAACACAAAATCTATCGGCGTTGCTTTCCTCGACCAAGACATTATTGGCGCACAATATCTCTTGAGCGATGAGCAAATCGGCTACACCGCTGCTGCACAAGGCACGGTCACGCAGGCGACTGATAAGTCAACTGCCGTTACACTGAACAAACCGGCTGGCCGCATCACCATGAACGGTGCTGCACTTGCCGGAAACACAGCCGTGACGTTTACGCTGAACAACTCGTTTATTTCATCTAATGACCTTGTTGTTGTAAACGTGTCGGCAGGTGGAACTGCGGGCGCATACACGACTTATGTGTCAAGCATGACAACAGGTTCTGCGGCTCTAACGCTGCGTAACTTGACCGGCGGTTCGCTGTCGGAAGCGGTTGTTCTTAACTACGCAATCATCCACTGCGTCTAACTAATCTGGGCGGCTTTCGGGCCGTCCATTTTACGGAGTTTTTATGGCTGCTATCTATCTTGTTCACGACATCCACGGCGCAAAAGTTGCTATTTCGGAAGAAGAAGCGCAGTTTGACGAAGAGTATGGTTGGGAACGCTACTATCCGGACGCTCCTGTAGTGGCGTCAGCAAATGAAATGTCGGCGCGCAATAGCCGCCGCCGCGCAACGCAGGAAGACTAACCGATGGAAACGGCTGGGGACATAATCAACGGTTCGCTTAGGCTTTTAGGCGTTCTGGCAGAAGGCGAAACGCCTTCGGCGGAAACGTCGCAAGACGCATTGCGCGCTATGAACCAGATGATCGATAGCTGGAATACTGAGCGCCTGTCCGTCTTTTCGACGCAAGACCAAATATTCACATGGCCTGCTGGTCAGCTTTCGCGCACACTCGGCCCAAGCGGTGATTTTGTCGGCAACCGCCCAGTGTTGCTCGACGACGCAACTTACTTCAAAGACCCCGGCACCGGCGTCAGCTACGGCATCAAATTCATCAACCAGCAGCAGTATGATGGGATTGCGGTGAAGACCGTGACATCGACATATCCGCAGGTTATCTTCGTCAATAACACGTTCCCTGATATTGATATGTACGTCTATCCGCGCCCGACGCGCGCGCTGGAATGGCATTTCATTTCGGTTGAAGAACTGTCTCAACCTGCGACGCTGGCGACCACCTTGCATTTCCCGCCGGGCTACCTGCGTGCTTTCCGCTATAACTTGGCCTGCGAATTAGCGCCTGAGTTTGGCACGGAACCTTCGCCGCAAGTTATGCGTATTGCCATGAGCAGCAAGCGCAACCTGAAGCGCATCAATAACCCTGACGACATCATGTCGATGCCATACAGCATTGTCGCCACCCGTCAGCGGTTCAACGTCTACGCTGGGAACTACTAATGAAGACGCCGATCTTGGGGTCGGCGTATGTCGCACGAAGCGTCAACGCCGCTGACAACCGCAT